AGTCTGGGTGTACATCCTTTTCTTTCTTCTTGTTCTTGCTGATACTTCCTGTTAGTTCTTTTGGCATAGCGACAACTCCATTTGATTAACTTCGTTGAGAAAAGCAACTAGATCAGACTCGATCTTGGTTAGCTCTTCCGGTTTTGGCTCGTAACGAACGACGAAAAGTTGAAGATGTTCAGGAAGTCTTGGGTCGAAAGAAACAAAGTCGCACCAAGTCCTACCTGTCACGAGCATTTGAGTGAGCATTTGTGGTTTGTATTTTGTGGGAACCTCCTTAGCTAGTAAGTAATCAACATGGGTATTGCTATTCGGGCACTTGATCTCGATCAACCCTGACCCTGCAAAGCCATCAGGACTCGCTCCAAGCCACTTTATCGACTTGTGAACATGAAACCCTGTCTGCTCGACGAAGTGCCCTGTATGGACTTCATAAGCAGCCCTAGCAACAGGTTCTTGTTCTGTGCCCCATTGCATACTTGAATTTGTGAAAGAATCGCTCTGTAGGCCCGTCAGACGCTCTGTAACGAGTTGAATCTGATAGTTCCTACGCGTAGCCGTACCAGGTTTCGCAAGCGCGTCTGAGGCCCGTGAAGCGGTTAGGTGGCCTAACCTTGCTTTGTACCAATCATCAGTTCTTTGTTCCATGCTGCACCTTTAGTATCCCTCGTTCGATCATTGCTTGCATTGTGTTTATGTACGCTTGGTTCCAGAAGTCTCGACGTTCCTCGCGAGACATTTCTTTTCCCTGGTCTAAGTATGAGTGGCATTTGTAGCAAAGAGATGCTACTAAAGCATCAGAGACTTTAATGCCCATGCCTTTGCCTTGGTTCCTATGAGCGGCAACCACAGTTCCGTCCTCACAAAAACAAGATCCGCAAGGCAGATGCCTGCAAGCCTCAAGCAGCTTTTTGTTTGAGTACATTGATCTTCCTCAAGTCAAGTTCAGCGTCCTTCATTTCATCTGTCCAGACTAAGCCCTTCTCGATTGCGTACTGCAATAGTTGCTCTACGAGATCCGAAAACTCAGACACGGTAAGCGAAGCAGTCGAAGGCTCGATCTCTTTGACTTGACCACCAGGAAGCTCAACGACACGAGATGGTAGAAACCTTGTCTTAGCCCACTCATGCCAGATGTCCTGTGTGTATTGCTGGCCCATTAACTGTTCCGCACAAGCTGTCAGGATTGACCAATAAAACCGATTCTGAGCCGCTGTACGTGGAGGTTTGGAGATAGTTACCATGTAGCCTAGTTCAGTGGCTTCTATAGCTTCTATGACCATCCTGCGGTCAGTCTCAGTCGTTAGGATTGATCTCATTTCGTAAGTACCAGTTGTAGTTGGCTCGGAAGGCTCGTCTCTCAAAATCGGTGAACTTATCGTGACGCTCTGAGAACATGGCGTTGACCATGCGCCTCTTGAATTCTTTGCTGTCAACGTCAAGCCACATCATGTAATTGTCGAGCCCTGACTCGTGTAGGTCTCCGAATAGGAACCTAAGTGCGGTAATCGTGTCGTCTGTCGGCCTAGTTTTGTAGGGTGCTTTGCAAGCATCATCGACTGCCAGTTGGATGACAGACCAAAGCAGTTTCTTGCAACGCTCTGTCTGGATTGAGTCCAGCAGTCCTTCTTCAAATGTGTTCAGGTTCATTTTCTTTTGTAGTAAAAGGCCCAGGCTTGCCTGTAGAGTTTTTCTTTCGTTACCAACTTACGAGCCTCCAGGGCGCGGATCATTTTTAAGGCGTTTTGTGGTGTGCAGCCGAACTTGCTAGCAAGATTGTTCAGCGACATCCAGTCATCGAGTGCTGCCAAGTAAGCTGTTTGTGTTGGCGTTAGCGGTTTAGACTTGTTAAGCATCAACCGGCCAAACTTTTCCACCGACTTCAGGAACTCATCTCGGTGTGAGATGAGAACCCCAGATTGCTTGGCAATAGAAAGAATCTGACTCATTTGATTTCCGTCAGTTCTTTCTTGCGCTGTTCCTTAGCTGCGTCAATTTGTTTAATAGCCTCAGGATCGTTCTTGAAGACCTTGTACGCGCCCGTGAATGCTGCCTTCAAGTCATCAACTGTTTTCGCCTCTGAGAGCGTTTTTATGTGGTCGTCTACAGAAGGCTTATCTTCATCTGGTAGATCCTCTCCAGCGTAGATATAAAGACCTATACCGTGGAGGCTGATAGCTTTAGCTAGACACCTTTGCATAGCAGTGTTGACCTGGAAAGCATCTGGCTCAGAGATCGCTTTGTTACGGTGATCCATGACAGGCAGTTGTGCGGTGCGAGATACGCCAAATGCTTTGACCTCGCAAAACACCATCACCGTGTCGCCCCACATCTGATGTGGCTTGTATTCCCAAGTAGCCGTAGGGTCGTGTTGCAACAATGTATCTACAGCCCAAGCCCACGAGAGGTAAGAGAGTCCGTTTTTCTTCTCGACCTTCTCGGTTACGTTGATCTTTCTAAGTTCGTTGAATTTCATAGTTGGCTCCTTTATTTGATGAACAGGTAGAGCAGTGTTCCGTAGCAAATCCCTAATGCTGTGCATAAGATCCAGTCACTCCTCGTCGGCTTGTACTTGGTCAAGTTCAAATTCCTGTTGTTCCAACTGTTGTTGGTAGTCATTCTGTTCCCTCTCTCTGTCGTATTCGTAAAGTTTTCTGTCAAGCCACCAATCGTAATCAACGCTCATACAGCCTCCAGGTATTTATTAATTTCGTCTCTAAGTTGCGTTGCTTGTTCTTTGTTGAGATGTATAGATGCGTGAGCTTTCATATGCCAGATAGAAATCCAAATATCTTGCTCGTAGTCGCTGATATATAACTTTTCGTAATCTGTTGTTGCGATCTGTACGTCCATGTTGGCTCCTTGTTGTGATGGAGTAATCTTAGGCTTATCAACCCCATAAGACTGTCATCGTGACGACAATCTCTGCCGCTGATACCAAAAAGAAACGCCGTTCGTCGGTAAGTCCTACGCAACGATCCTTGGCTGCGCTTCGTGAGCGAGGTTATGTCTGCCAGATCGTCGAGCACTGGAACCCGTGGGCTAGGATCAGGCAGGACTTGTTTGGGATCGGCGACATACTTTGTCTCAAGGACGGGGAGACGCTTTTAGTACAGACTACCTCAAGAGCTAACGTCTCAGCCAGGGTGAAGAAGATAAGCGAGTGTGAGCATCTTCCGGCTATCTTGAGAGCAGGGTGGAAGATTGAGGTTCATGGATGGGGGAAGCTAAAGGAAGGGTGGACTTGTAAGGTCGTAGAGATGTGATATAGTTGCTCTGTTGTCGTAGCTGTCAACAGTATTAAGGCCACTTACTCATGCGTCTGCCTCTTGCGTTAGAGAGGACAGCTACCAGGCGCAGCAGTAAGTGGCTTTTTTCATTTCCGCTCGATAACCGGACTCCACCCGTTAGTAGTGAGCCTGCATGGGCTGCTTGGAGTAGAACACCGGAATCTGGACACCCTAGAGCACTTCCGATCCAGACTGTCAGTGAGGTACTGGACGTAGACTATTTCTGCATGGGTGGTAGACACAGAGATAGTCGGAGAGAATCGCTGGCTTCGGCTACGCTAGGCAAGGAACATCCAGAAGTGACCCTTGCGGGGCGGAGGTGGCTACCACCCTTGGGGAAGTTATGTCTAGAAAAAAAGAATATGTAGAGATTGTCAACAAGACGACAGTCAACAATAAAAATAAGGTTTACATTGAGATTTCCATATAACAGGAGAAAACAATGTTCGAGGAGTTCTGGAGCAAATACCCAAGAAAGGTCGCTAAACGTGCTGCACAGAAAGCATGGGCCAAACTATCGCCACAAGAGCAAAAGTCTGCTGTAGAGGCTTTGGTAACGCACAATAAGTATTACCAAGTGAAGGGTACGGGACAGGAGTTTATCCCGCATCCTGCGACCTGGTTGAATCAAGGAAGATGGGAAGATGAGTTAGAGATCGCTCCTGCACAAGAGAAGATTGTTGTGTGGTGGGCGACAGAGAAAGGCACTGCTGAAATGGCAGCGAAAGTAAATTGTCCTGCTAGGCCAGGAGAGGATTGGAACTCTTGGAAGGCAAGGATCTCTGAAAAGTTGAGGGCGGCATGAACAGAGAAGAAATAATCCGCATGGCGCGGGGGGCTGTGCGGCTACCTGAGCCACAAACACCTCAAGAAGAGGCCATTGTGCGAGCCCTTGCACCAATATTTGAACGCTTCGCTTTCTTGGTTGCCGCTGCCGAGCGTGAAGCCTGCGCGAAGGTTGTCGAAGATTATTGCGGCGCATGGGATGACGAAGGTTATGCGCTTTCTAACGCCATACGAGCAAGGGGACAGTTATGACAGACAAAGAAAAAGCCTACGCACTGCTAAGAAAGCTAGCAGACGAAACAACGTATGTGATGGTGCATCCCAACGAGCTAAGGATTCTTTTAGACGATCTTGACTATATGAGGCTTAGGGTAAGGATTGCTAGGGAAGAACTTAGCGATGCTTGGCAACTTTATAGAGGGGATATGGCATGAACCGGTTTGATGCGGTCAGAGAGTTAGTCAAAGACCCGTCATTGCGAGTCACAGAGATTGCATGGAAGACTGGCTATAACAAAGGCCATGTCAGCAGACTCCGCAAAGCAGCCATGCGCCAAGAACTGTGTAGAGGGGAAATTATGAGCGAGAACAAGAATGCAAAGACACCAGCGGACGGGCCTGTAGCTTGGGGTTGTCAGTGTGGTAGAGCCTATACAGTCACTTGTATTTCAAGCAAACCAATTAAGCAATGGGTTGGGCTGACTGATGAAGAAGTGTCAAATGTCATTGATGACGTTCTTGAAGGTGGTGGTTGGCTTGATGTTGCTAGAGCACTAGAGGCGGCAATTAAAAGGAAAAACACATGAGCAGAGAA